CCATGACATTGCTGACCGATTTCCCCACAGGCACGGCTGGAACGGCTACTTATGATGACAAAATGGTTATCTTGAGCATCCCTAAAGTTGATAAGCGTTACGTAGAGGCGCAAGTTTTCCATGTGACCGCTGATGCGCCTTTCGATAGTGTGATTGCTATACAGTATAACCCTACTAATGTGCCAGTAACTCAGGGATCGACCGTTGTAAATTCTGCAACCGCATTGGATTAATCATAATGGCTAATACACTTATCCATTTTGAGCAGGGAGGCGCTGAACTTGTACTCGAGTCAGGCGCTGTCCTGAATCTCGAGAGCTTTACAAACGGCGATCCAGGTACCGGAATTTCTAGCGGCACTGGTACAGTTTTTAAGTCAAGCGTTCAACGGGTTGGCGGGATTATAAAAACATCCATGTTGATTGACTTGACCGGACTAGCATCGTCGACAACTGACCTAGATATCATTGGAGTCGGTGCCGGTGCTGCTTATCTAGGGCAGATTACCGCAGCCAAGAACGGCACAATTCTGACGGGTCGTATGACTTGTTTAGAGGTTCCGGCTGGTGGTGCTGATGATGTTGATTTGTACTCTGCTACTGAAGCTACTGGTGTGTTTGATGCTGGCATTGGCACATTAGCCGAGACTGCTTTAGTAACCGCTGCAGGCGCTTGGACGCTGGGCTTGACAAAATGTTTGTCTGCTATACCTGCTGCTAATCAGTATCTGTATTTGTGTGGCGGTGAAGCTGGAACGGCTGCAACCTACACGGCTGGCAAGTTTTTAATTCAACTTGAAGGTTACGAGGCCTGATGAAAATTAGGATGCTTTGTGATCAAAGCGGATCTGTCGATGGCGTGGTGATCCTGCGCTATCTGGCAGGGCAAGAATACTACATGACCAAAACAAACGGCCATGTCGAGCTTGCCAAAACCTTTGTATCACAAAACTGGGCTGTAATTGCTGACGATAAGCAGGTGATTAAAGATGATAAGCAAATTAAAAACAGCACCGAGCGTGGAGCCAGTGAGCCTGATCGAGGCGAAGCTAAACTTAAGACTCGCGGTCACAAGCGATGATGCTCTAGCATACAGTTATGAGGATGATCTCTTAACCAGGCTTATCACTGCTGCTCGCGAGTACGTAGAGCATTACACAGATAAGTGCATGATCACGCAAGTCTGGGAATTGTATCTCGACACATGGCCTGATAGCAATGTCATAAAACTGCCTAAATCGCCTTTGCAGTCAGTAACCACGATAGCTTACACAGACTCTGACGGAAACACAACAAATTTTACAGATTTTTATACTGACACAGCAAGCGAGATTGGCAGGATTATCTTAAACGACACAGCAAGCTGGCCATCAGCAACACTGCGAGAAGTGAACGGGATCAAAATTACTTACTCGGTTGGCTATGGCGCTACATCGTCAAGCGTACCGAGTGCTGCTAAAACCGCAATGCATTTGATTATCGGGAATATGTACCAAAACCGAGAGGCTGTTGTAATCGGAACGATATCGAGCGATCTGCCGCTCGGTGTTAATAGCATGTTAGATACCATAAGATTATATGACGGAGCTTAATAAAAATGTACGTAACAGACAATTCAAGCGTTTTACATGAGCGGCACATTATGCGCGAGGACGTGGGCGCAACTTATGCCTATACAGGTTTCGCTGATCCAGGCGCACTTGAGAGCGCTGCGGCATGGTCGATCATGCGCGAGACTTTAGCCACTGGAGCGATCAATTACGCTGATAGTGGACGATTTAACCAGATTTGGGATAACAGGGCTGCACTGACTTATGCGTAGCGGAAGGCTCAATCGTATTTGTGAGGTCCAGTATAAAACTGTCACTCTTGAGGGTGATTACGGAACTGAACAAATCGAATGGGCGAAGAAGGCTACCGTTTGGGTCGAGAAGTTAGACGTGCTACCAAGCAAGTCAGAGGCTGTAAAAAATGCTTTGAATACAAATACTAACCAATCGCGGATTAGGATGAAATATAGAACAGACATAGATACGACAATGCGCTTTGTGATCGATAGCATTGTTTATCAGATTGTGTCTGGTCCGGCTGAGATTGGTTATCGTGATATGTCGGAATTTATAGCGGAGAGGTACACAGCATGAGCTTTATCCAACGATTTGAAGTTGCTGTAACAACGATTGCCGATGGTTCTGCTACTGCTTATACACCGAATTTCACTGGCAAATTATCACAGATAAGATACGTAAAAACCGATTATGCGGCTGGCGTAGATTTTACTATTACATCGGAAGCAACGGGAGAAACGATCTGGACACAGGCTGATGTAAACGCTAGTGCAACCGTTGCACCAAGACAAGCGACACACTCAACCGCTGGCGTTGCTGCTTTATATGCTGGCGGCGGCACTGCGGTATTAGAGCCTATTTGTATTGCAAAGGACAGGATAAAGATCGTGATTGCTCAGGGCGGCGATACTAAAACCGGAACATTCCATTTTATCGTTGAGTAATAAATGAGCACAGTGCGCGTTAAAGGATTAGCTGAGTTAAACAAGTTTTTGCAGGATCTACCTGTAAAGATGGAAGCTAACATTATGCGTGGCGCGTTGCGTGCAGGATTGAAACCGATTAAAGATGCGGCTGTACAGAATTGCCCTGTCGGTGAACCGTCAGAAAATAACAAGAGAAAGTACAAACATTATGCGGGCGCATTGCGGGACACTATAAGAATATCAGCACGCATAGACAAGCGCGAGGGTAAAGTTACAGCAAGATTAATAGCAGGCGGCAAAGGCAAAAACGGCGCGATAGTTTTCTACGCTCCGATAATTGAACTCACAGGCGCAAGGGCGCACAGTTTATCTAGCAAAGAAGGCGGCGAAATTAACCATCCAGGTATGCAAGCCATCCCATTTATGCGACCAGCATTAGATGCACAGGCGAATAACGGTGTTTTGGCTGCGGCTGACTACATCAAAAAAAGATTAGCAACAAAGAACGGCATTAACACTGCTGACATTGAGCTAGGAATCGAATAGATGAGCGGCGTGGCGATTATCAAAAAACTGCTTAATGCTGCGACAACTACGCAAGTTATAGCTGGTGTTATACCAATCAGTACGACTTTGCCAGCAATCGGTATTACTCAGATAAGCGGAAAAATGCGCGATACGTTAGCAGGTAGCGAGTCAATTAGATTAGAGACAGAGCGCATACAAGTAACAGTGGTATCAAAAAGTTATGCGGAACAAAAAGCACTCTTGCGCACTGTGCGCGATGCGTGCAAGGCAGTTGAAAAATTATTTGTTTTAAGCAGTGAATCAGTCATGTGTAAGTCAGTAATCGAAGAGTTCATAGGACCAGACTTCTATGATTCTGAAGTTATATTATACATGCAAAGTGTTGATTTTATGGTGAAATATCAAAGGAGCATTTAAAAATGGCAGTTAATACATCGTTAGGGGCAACAATCAAATTAAGTGCATCAGTTCCGGCGACGTACGACGCAGCCGGATATGGTGCTCTATCTTATACAAAGGTCGGAAGCGTTGAGAATATTGGCGCGATCGGCGTATCACAAGAGATCATAACTTTTACAGATCTTGAAACAGGCATCCTGCAAAAGTTCAAGGGCACGAAAGACGGCGGATCTCCACCTATTTCGATTGCACAAGATACAGACGATGCTGGTCAAATCCTGCTTGCGGCTGCCTTAGCATCACAGAGCGCATACTCAGTGCTGTTAACTTTCCCTAACGGCGATAAACGTTATTTTATGGCCATGATTACGGGCATGCCTGTTACCGTTGGCGGCGCTAATGACATCCCGATGGTTGAGTGTACATTTGCCGTTACCGGGCAAAGTGGCGGAACGATTTTTGTTGACGTTTTAGTATAAAGGATATATAGAAAATGGCTATCACATTATCAGGAAATGTCAGCGTATCTGTTGCATTAGACTTGGTTAGTTCTCTGGATCTTCGTAGCGTTACAGATCCAATCCGCTACGGTGCAAATTTTTCGTTTACCAATGGTACAGGCGCGAATCAAGCCAATGAGGCTTTTGTTGATACCCGCACACTTGCGGCATCAGCTACCGAGGACTTGGACCTTGCTGGCGGCTTGACTGACTCATACGGTACCACACTGACATTTACTAAGATCAAAGCGATTATCATTAAAGCAGCTGCAACCAACACAAACAATGTGCAAGTTACCCGGCCTGCATCAAATGGCTTGGTTGCTTTCATGGCGGCTGGTGACGGTATCGCATTGACTCCAGGCGCATGTTTTGCATTGATTGCACCGGACGCAAACGGTATCGCAGTGACCGCTGGAACAGGCGATTTGCTGACAATAACAAACAGCGCTGGAACTACTGGTGTTACTTATGACATAGTAATCGTAGGCACTGTATAAAGGGCACTGACTCAAGGTTGACCGCCATTAGAGTGGCGGCACCTTGGGCACAGGCAACAAGTTTTAAACCACTCTAAAGGACTAACAAAATGGATATCAGAAAATACGCGGTTGAGCAAACTGGACGTTTGCACTTGCGAGATGCAAGCGAGGAACTGATGTATACGGACGATGGCAAAGAAATAGCTATCAATGTTTACAGCCCAGGTTCAAAAAAGTTTGCAAAAGCACAGGCGGCAAAGAGCAATCGTACACTCGACATTCTGCGCAAAAAAGGTAAGTCAGATCAAACAGCGGAAAGCATAGCAGAGGAAAGAGCTACTTATCTCGCTGATTGTACAGAATCTTTCGAGAATATCGAGTTCGACAAGCTAGAAGGCAAAGCGCTTTTTAAAGCCGTGTACGCTGATGAGTCACTAGGATTTATTGCAGATCAAGTCGCCACATACTTGGGTGATTGGGCAAATTTTACCAAAGGCTCTACGAAGGCTTAGCATTATACATAAGGCAATTGGCATGGCTTTATGCCGTGCCACGTGATGCTAAAAAAAGCAGAATTGATGCGCTGCTATATGACGGGATGGAACCTGATTTGCC